TCCCACTCTGTTCGAGATGGATACTTGTTGTGAAAATACAATCTAACTTCCCTGGAACATTTGCATTTGCAACAGAGTTCTAAGAATCGAACTCTGTGATCGTTGCTCCCCTGGTATTCTCGAAGAATATTTGAATGACTGCATTCTTCTCGAATACACTCTTCGCATTTACCATCTTTTAATTCGAACAACAAATAGCAATCGCCACCGCAGTATTCGCAGGTTTCAAAGCCATCATTGCTCATTCCCAAACCCTCCCAAGTAATTCTAGAGATCGCATGCACAAAACATCGACAATCCCATGCGCTGTTTCAAATGTTTCTTCTTCGTTTGGGAATATCTTGCATCCACAGATCGCACAGTTCATTGACGAGGCCTCCAAGTTACATCAAGCGCGCATGTCTCACAATATCCGAACCAAGCGTAGGTACCATCTGTGAAGTGTTCCCATCGTGCTTCGACATCTGATCCACAAACACGATGAAACATGGTCCTATTCTCCTTAGTCTTTCCAGTCTTTTGTCCATTTTCTAGGACCATCTGACGAACCCAAGCACTAAAATTAGGCATTTTTTTGGAGAGTTCGTACGATGTCGGGCATAGCGTTATCATTTTATTCCGCATAAATCGTCGTATCAGTAATCACATATATACATTGGTCATAGAAAAATCAAGAAACTCCTATATCCTATGGCTAGTTAGCAACGGGTGGGAGCAGTGGGATGACTAACAAACACTCGTTGTTTGTAGTGGCGCAGAAGATTGGCGGCTTCGCCGCGAAGATGGGAGTGGGTTTACTTTATACACCGTCTTAGTCACCGTTTCAGTATGGCGACCGCAAAAACAGGCTCCTTTTACTTAACCGAAACGATTTCACTGCCAGCAGCAAGCGCAAGTGGAACACGAATACAAGGCTCAGTTGATCTGGGCGCTTATGTCAATGTGGCAACAGGGCAAGCAATTGCTATTGACCAAGTTGACTTTGTTTACCAGGTATCATCCGACTTTGGCAGTGATCCTGCTTCAATGCTAACTGGCAATGGATCGATTGGTGCTCAACTTACTGATCTAAACCCGGGAACTGGTTTTGTTCGAGCAGACAATCAATCTTTGGTAGCTTCAGGTTCACTTTCAGTTGACCAAGCAAACAACATTGCTTCTCATGCTTCTGACCTTTACCCTGACAACTTTGGACCAACTGCTCTTAGTGAGGCATTCATGGTTGTCAACGATACGCTTTACCTAGTTGGTGGAGTTGATGGAACAAACATCGGCGGTGCTGCTGTTTATGTTACTGCTAGAATCCGAGCCCGTGTTGTCAAACTCGCATCCAAGGACTGGATGGCTATTGCAATCCAATCAACAGCCTCTGATAACTGAGGTTGATCTCGATGGTACGCATAGAGGGAACTCTCGATGAACTCAGAGAACTACTTGGTTCTGCTGAGCGTTCTGTTAGGGCTGTTAGGGACACAGTATCGAAGAGCAAGAAAGTGGCTACAAAAACGAAACGTAAACTTAGCAGTTGGCAACGATACCTTAAGTCTCCAAGTAACCACATCAAGTTCAAATCAGGACCAAAGAAAGGAAGACTCGATCTCGCAAGAATGTCAAAAGCCTTCAAGCGACAACAAAAGAAGTAAGTGGTAATATGATAACAGAACTTCCAGAACTAACAACTCCTAAGAAGAAAGGTGGTAAGAAGTGAGTATGAATCGAAGACTTGCTGCAATGCATCCATCATTGACTCTAACTTACCAGGGGGGAACAACTTGGGCTCCTTCACCGGGTACTGCAACAACAGGGTGGCAACAACTTGGTTCCAATACAGGGTTCTTTCATGAAACTCAAATCGATTTATCTGGTTATGCATTACAAGACATGACCTTTTTCCCTTCCGCGGTTGGAGTTCAGGATCCAGGTGTCTACCGCATGTTACCCGGAGCGGCTTCAACAACCTCCTCATTGTATGTGCTTGATTTGATTACATCAACACCAATCAATCCTACAGATGTTATGGTTACTGATCTGCTTGGAAATATGCAAGGACCGGGTATGTTTGGTTCTGATGAAACATTCGAGACAATTCTCTACGGATTGTTTCGAGTTTTTGCAGAAAACAACACCATCAAGATTCCAAACTTCCAACAACTTCAACGATCACAACGCTTTGAATCTGGAGAACCAACAGCAGCTGACAAATTATACTGCTATCGTATCGTTCAAATCAGTGCAACAGGTCCATTAGACCCTAATTTATCTTACATCGTCGTTCCTGCTGCTCGTCAACTCATTGCAGGTCGTATCACAGAGGAATCTGAACTGGTTTACATGCAACGCCTGAAACGCTCTTACGAATTAGCGAATCAGGTGAGACAATGATTGTCCAGTCAACGCAGCTACCGACTTTGTTTCCGTCGTACGACGAAAAAGCAAGCCAACCAATTTCAGCAATTGACGTTCAATCTGTTGACATCATTGAGAATAAAGACTTTGAAGGTCATGGCAAAGGTGGAACAAACTACTGGATCAATGAAGACCCAAGACCAACTAAAGAAGAAGCACTAGAAAGACTAGAATACTTTGAGATATTTGTAGACTTAGTTGATTACATAGTACCAGAAGAAGTTTCAAACAACATCCCCTATTGGATTAGAGGTCCTTTTGGTATTGCTCCAGAAGTAGCAGAGTTTCTAATAGAGATAGATCCACTAGATAGAATACAAGATTAGTATTCACCAGTATATTCCCACTCTGTTCGAGATGGATACTTGTTGTGAAAATACAATCTAACTTCCCTGGAACATTTGCATTTGCAACAGAGTTCTAAGAATCGAACTCTGTGATCGTTGCTCCCCTGGTATTCTCGAAGAA